ACGGGCACAAAACGATTTCTTGCGAGGGCCGCCTTCTGGCTGAGGAGCTTTTAGGTTAGACCCTGTTGCTGCATTATACTTTGCACGACCTTTGGCAGTAAGCCCAGCACCTTTATCTGTAGCTAATTTCTCGCCACGGCCGACGGCTAATGATACACCGCCTTTCTTAAATGTCTTACCTTTGTCAGCATCGTTAAACTCTTTTGCTACTTTAGTAGGAATACCTACCTTCTTAGCGAATTTAGGGTTATGTGCAGCAGCAGCCATTAGTTTTGCTTGAGGTTTAGATTTACTAGGCATATTACTATCCGAATAGTTTATGTGCGAACTGAGTAACCATAGCGCCAAGAGCTCCACCGGCACCGCCAACCATCATTAAGACTTTCCAACCGCCGCGAGCTTCCGCAAGGGTTGAATTAATGTCATTAAGCGTAGCTTTAATTGACTCCATGTCCTGGACCAGCTTATCCATATCAGCTTGTAGATGTTTAATCTCAGTTCCATGTACTGCTAGTTCGCGTTCTATACTCATGTTTCACCTTAGCCTGTAGTACCAACAATATAATTAGCAACCAAGAAACCTTCAGCAGCAATACTTGTATATGAAGGGCCTGTAGCAGCTTTACATTGAAGTTGAATATCAGTTTTCTCTGAGAACGCTCTTGGCATTACGCGTTGTGCGTGATATGTGTTTGTAAATGGAGCTTGTTGAGACACTGAAGTTACGCCGGCAGATGTAGTAGCTACGTTTCTGTATATATTATAATCAGCAGTTGCCCCGTTTAAAGAGGTATACGCATCAATACGACTTAAATAAAATGTAAATCCTGCTGGTACAGTATAAAGAGACATTTGAGTACGGCCAATTGTTGGGTTAATTTGAGCGTATGTTGTTGTGTCTGTTAAATCTTTTAGCGTAATTGTGCCTGTTGGTGCGCCAGCTGAAACACTCATGCTATTAATTCGCAAGTATGATTTAGTTGTAGTTACAGCAGTTGTACCGTTTAGAGTTACAGTTTCGCTGATTGCAACATAGCTAGAATCTAAACCTTGGACCAATACTGTTGTACCTGTTTTATCTGAGCCAGTATTTACACTACTTGCCACATGCATTGTGGCTGCAGAGCCTGGGTATGTATACGCACTTAAGTTTTCCCATAAAGGAAGGTAAGTAGTAGACAATGCACCTTGAGCGCCATAAATGTTTACAGTGCTATGACCAGCAATCTGACCACGAGCAACTTGAAGCTCAAAAGGCTCATATGTGCCTACTTGAGTGATTGACCTAACAATCCCTATATTTGATGCCATAATTAATCTCCTTGATATTAGTAAGGGCTGTCATGTGGGCGATTGACATTTAAGGCTTCTTATTAGGAAGCCACCCTCAGATTAATTAGACGTTTTGTTGACCAACCAATGGGTCTACTACGAAGTAGGTAATATAGCCAGCAACAGTACCTGCACCTGAAGTGTTATCTGTAACAGTAACATATGACATCTCAGTTAACGCTGTACCTGTAACTACAGAGCCTACGCTTGTTGTACCAACTGCAGATACATCTAAACCAGAAGCGATGTAGTTGTTGTCTGCTGTACCACTTGTGTAGCCAGTAGCGCCTAAGTCACATGAGCCTGTACCTGCGTCGTTAATAGACACTGATAAGACTACTGCACCGGCTGGAAGAATTAATGAAGCAGCACCTGATGCTGAAGATACTTTAACTTGTGTACCTGCAACTGCTGGGCTTGCATCAGCAATGTAGAATTGAGCAGCCATAACACCTGAACCGCAGTATGCAGTACGAGTTTGGTCGCCGCCACCTGAGCGCCAGATGGATTGGGTAGTTGATAATGCCATGATGATTTCCTTTGTGTTATAGCACGTTGCCGAATCAGTCTCTATAAAGTCTGCTAGGTCAGTCTGAGGCGGTAAAATTAATTCCTAGATAACTGATTTATACTATGTTATTGTTTAGGTGTCAACTAATTAATGGAGTATCCATGCCATATAAAGACCCCGCAGTTCGCAAGGCAAAAGCTAAGCTATACTCTAAGAAGCACTACGACAGTAATAAGCCAGCTCAGATAGAACGAATTAGGTTAGGTAAGATAAAGAAAAGAATCCAATGGGAAAACTATAAAGCCACGTTAGCGTGTGCCAACTGCGGTGAAAACCACCCGGCAGCATTAGACTTCCACCACGTAGTACCCGATCCCGCCAATAGAAAGATAAGTGAATTAGTTCAGAACGGAGCTTATAAGATAGCCCGCGAAGAAATAGAAGCCAAATGCATAGTGCTATGCGCTAATTGTCACCGCAAACACCATCACGAAGAACGTAAATTAAAAGAAGGCCTAATTACAGAAAGGTAGGCGTAGATTTGGTAGTTGTTACATGTAACGCAGAAAGCCGAAAAACTCGTTACTTACTACATCCTCTAGTGTCGGCTTAACCGCCTATGTTTAAACAAATGTTTAGACTATTTGTTCATTACGTACATTGTAACTTCAAAGCCAAAACGCATTTCAGTAGCTGCTGGTGTTGTCCACATAATAATTCTCCTGTTGATTGAGTGTACACATTGATGTGCACATGTACACATTCTGCGCTTTTATAAACATGATGCAATACGGAAAATCATTAAAAAAGGGAGCCGAAGCTCCCCTTTATCTTACCTAGCGTTTATTAAGCGCCAGCTGAACCGTACATACCTAATGGGTCAGACCAACCGAATGAATAACGCTCACGTGATTTGTAGCGAACATTACCTGTATCGAAGTCACCGTCCATTGAGTTTTGCAATGGGGTACGAACAAAGTGTTTCATACCGTTTGGCACGTCAGTAGTTAAGAACCATGCATTTGTGTCAGTCAAGAAGTGATTGATTGTGTAACCTTCGGCTACAGAACCGTTATTCTTGATGGCGTTGATGTCATTGTCGTTAGTACCAACACGAAGTTCAGTTTCCAACAAGCGAGTAGCAACGAATTGCAATGCTGGTGGAACAACCAATTTCTTCGGTTTAGCTGCAATCAATAGACCACGCTCATCAGTCCAAGCTGCGATTTGAATTACGGCTGCTTCTAGAGAAGTCTCGTTCAAGTCTGCTGGGGTTGATGGAATGTTGCTGTTGGTGCCGCCTGAAACAAGTGGATGGCTAGCTGAGAACAAAGCTTGACCGTCGCCACCTGCGTAGCTTGAAGAGAAACCATTGTTCAATACAGCTGCAGCTTTAACTTGTTTAGTGTAAGCCATAGCACGAGCCAAACCTTTGGTATAACGAGCAGACAATGAGTCGTACAAGTTATCTTCGATAGCTTCTTCAGTTAAGCTGAAGCCCAAAGCGATTGTTTCATGGTTGTATCGAGCAGTCCAAGCTTCTTGAGCATTGTCATAAGCGATGGCAGAACCCTCGTTTTTAACAGGTGCGGCTGAGAAGCCAGACAATTTTGTTTCTTCTTCGAATGAACGCTCAGAAGTCTCAGTTTCGTAGATTTCTTGGTGTTCTTGACCGTAACGTGAATATTCTAAACCGAATAAGGCGTTAAGACCTGGTAATAGCTCTTTAAGGAGCTGTGCGCGTGAAATTGCCATAATTAATTACTCCTTAGATACCGGTTGGGTTTAGATATTGATGACCACCAGCGAATGTTACTACGTTTGGTGTACCTTCAGCCAATGTGATGTATGGAGCGTTCCATTTCACGATAAACTCAACAAAGTTGCCGCTAGAGTTAGCTGTATCAGGCACTACGTCAACAACACGCAATGGTAATGAAACAGTTGTAGTCGCGCCAGCAGCTGAGTAGATACCAACTCGTGAATCACCTGTTACTGTAGAGCCTGCATTTTGAACTAATTCTACGTTAGAACCAATCATTGTGCGACCTAAGTAAGCTGGTGTTAAACCGTTGCCATCTTCTGTAGTACCTGCTACTAAAACTACTTTGAACAATTGGTCAGGGTCATCAGCAACGAAAGCTGTGATTACTGTGCCAGTTGGCGCTGCAGTTGATGCTGGGAAGTATTGTTGGAAAATTGTTTGGCCTTGTGCGTTAACATAAGAACAGCCCAAAAATACACCTACTGGGGTTGCAGTTGCTTCGCCAGTGTCTTTCTCGATTGTACCACCGGCTACTAATTTAACTACGTCACCGTTAAAAATGCTTGTGCCATAAGCGCTAGCAATGTTAAATTGACGAGTTGCGCCAGCAAATACTTGACCGCCAATCAAATTGATTGGTTTTAGCCCGTACGGGGCTGATACGGTTGGATATGCCATATAAAACTCCTAATAAAATTAAAATTAACTACCTTTGCCAAATGAGCTAGAGGATTTTCGTTCTTGGAAAATAGGCATTCTAGGGTCACTTTGGCGCATAAGATTATTATCTACAGCCTCTGTTTGCGCTTGTGTTTGCTTCGTATAATGGTCCGTACGTTGCTGCACAAACTCTTCTGGAGTCTTGCATAATAATAATCCACCGATTTCGATATTGTCTTTAAAACGACTATTCGGGTCGATTAGCAGTTGGAATTTAGGTTGTTCTTCAACTTTTACAGGTTCCCAGCCTTCACGCAATTTGCCTGATAGGTTACGTGGGTCTGCGTTATTTAAAGTTGAAACACGAATCCATCTGTACGCGTAACCTGATTGTTTATCTGGCTCTGGTAAGAGTTCAGGAGCTTGCCACTGCTTAGGGCGCTCATCAGCGATACGAGTTTGAATTTCACGGGGTGTTCTGTTTTCAGCCATTTTATTATGCCTCCAATTTAGTTAGTTCACGAGCATATTGCTCAGGGGTAAGATTAAATCTTTTTGCCAAAGCTATCTGCGTTTTTGTTAAAACCACTTTCTTTGAGGCGGTACTCCGTTTAGCTGGAGCGACAACCGTGCTAAGTTTTTGTGTGCGTTGAGCTTTAGGCTCATCGTTTTGTGGTTCAATGTCGTCAAATTCGTCGGGGAATTTGCGTTGTACTTCTTTGTTGATTGCTTTGTAATATGCATCAGTCCCTACGTAGGATTGGCCATATTGCTCAGCTAACTTATTATGCACTCGACGAGCAAATGCACTCATATAATCTTTATCCGGGTCTACAAACCAAGGGTTTTCCGTCAGCCATTCAGCTGTTTTGGAATCCATTTGAGGTTGTTGGACCTGTTTATGTGCTATTTGTACATCATTTTCTTCGACTTGTACAGTAGGTTTGAAATTTTTTGCTTTATCTACTTTAAACGATGCGGCTAACATTTCTTCCTGAGCCTCTAATAACTTGTCAGAATCGCCTGAATCATAGGCTTCTTTGTAGTTTCGTTTGGCTTTTTCTAGCTCTAAGTCAGCTGAAGTTTGATATGTGGTTATTAATTCTTTTTCGCCAGATTGCAACATAGTTTTTAAACGCTTGTTCTCGTCTAAAATCTTTTGGGCCATTGTTAAGGCTTCTTGTTGCTCACGTAAAGCTGCTTCTTTTTCACGACGTTCGTCATGCCAAGCTTTCTTGTATTGTTTAAACTTGGCATGACGAACGTCG